AATAGCAATGATAAATCGATACGTTGCTTTTCACCTTCAGAAAACGATGCATAGTTAAATGCATCACGATGTCTTGACTTAATCACCTCGTTGAAATTTTCATCGAGATTAAACGAAACAAAGAAGTCAAGAACTTGAAGGTATTGATTAACCAACTTGTTCATGACTGGAAGATACTGTTTAATTACTTTTGTTTTGATACCAGTATCTTTTAGCATTTCACCAGCAGCGTCTGAATAACTCTTCTCTTCCATGAGTCTAAGTTTAAGCTCACCAAGAGTATCGCGTTCAGATATGACATCGTTCAAGTCTTTATTAGCTTGACCTAGATCACCTTCGCTTCCAGTAAGTTTATTTATATCAGCTTCAAGTGCTGTAATCTCTCTTTGGCATCTTTCAATAGCCATATTATTAGCAGAAATACCAGAATTTAATTCACGTATTTTAGCCATTTCAGTATTAATTTCTTCAATAGAAGCTTCTACCTCTGCACCTTCTGCTGATATCTTATCCATTGCATCTTGTAATTCTTTTGCCTTACTTTGAGCAGTTTTAAGCTTATTTTGCCTTAACTCTTCTTCTATGGTCTGGTTGCATGTAGGGCACTCTTCGTTGTCCTCGTAGAACTTTGCTTCCTTAACTACACCCTGTATTTGCTGCTTAAACTGCCCAGAATAGCCTAAAAGGGACTGTTTTTTGTCATGAAGGGTTGATAGACTAAGGGTTAGAGGACCTTCTTTTTCTTCAATCACTCTGAATGACTCTGTGTTCATTGATTGTAAAGATACCCATTCATCTCTGTTCTTGATGACCAGACTCCCTTTCTCGGCAATGGATGCTTCATTAATCTCAGTAATATCCCTTATATACTTCCTTTGCATAGTAATCTTCTCTTTAGCCAATTCGAGACGGTAATTAGCATCATTGATTTCTTCTTTATTCTTAGAGATCTTATCTTTAAGGATACTATTCATTTTAGAGAATACTTGAATGTCTAATAGGTCTTCAATTACATCTCGACGATTACCTTGATTCAACTGCATAAATGGTATGAATGATGAAGAACCTAGCACTACAATTTGATGGAATGATTTATGGTTTAATTTCAATATGTTAGTCTCAAGGAACTTTTGATAATCCCTAGCAGTAGACGATTGATTAATCATATTGCCGTTCTGCCAAATCTCAAACTTGCCAGGATTAATACCACGGACAATCTTAAACTTATGAACACCAACTTCGAATTCAACTTCAACAATAGTATGCTTTTTGTTTATAGTATTGACCAGCTGGTTCTTAGAGATCGACCGATGAGGTTTACCAAACAATCCAAACGACAGTGCATCAAGTAATGTACTCTTACCAGCGCCATTCTGACCAACCACTAGGGTGGACGGAGATTTGACTAAATCAATGTGAGTTACATTATTACCTGTTGAAAGAAAGTTCTTCCAATTTACTGACTTAAACTTAATCATAGAACCTCACTATTCTGAGCTTCAACATATAACCCTCTCATTAAGACTTTCATTCTTTCTTTATCCAATTCAGTTTCAACAGCTTCAACATATGAGTCAAGAAGTTCAGTAGTATCTTCAACTGATATACCCTCATCAACTACATTTTCACCAAGATACTCGTCAAAGGTTTCTGCAATCTTTAAGTCATGATGATCAATACCTTGAATACGGTCAATAAACCGATCAAACATAAAATGATCTGCCTTATTTACAACTACAACCTTTACGAACTTATCTATTAGTTCATTACAATTATAGTTATTATAATCCATTTTGTCATCATTGTAAAGGACTTTTTTGAACAGAGTTTGATTTACTCTGATAGGTGTAAGTGAGCGATCTTCAGTATCGATAATATGAAAGTACTTAGGATCACTAGCATCTGCCCATGTAAACTCGAATTGCGAGCCTAGGTAGTGTATATTATCTTGTGCTGATTTAGTATGGAAATGGCCTGACATAACACATTCAAATCGTTTAAATGTATTCTTACTCATACCATGTGTATTAGTTACACCTCTCATCATTTCAAAGCCTTCAAGCTCTAGATGAGATCCTACCCAGTCAGCATCCACTTTAGATAGGTACTTCATAGTAGAATCGTAGTTTTCATTATTGATCCATGGAATACATGCAATACGCAAACCATCATAGTCTACTACAGTAGGCTTCATGATTATGTTAACGTTAGTTGTATAGTAACCAAGTAACTCTTTTAATGAACAAAGGTTATTAGTATTCTTATAGAATACATCATGATTGCCAGGGATAATGTCCATAGTTATACCTAGATCTCTCATAGGTTCAAGGAACATCTTCCTATTTTCGTTTTGTGTTTTAAAGTTAATAAACTTACGATGGTCATAGTAATCACCCAGATGCAAGATCTGTGTAATGCCATGTTCTTTCAAATATGGAAAGAACTGATCCTCGTAAAACTTCTTTTGATAATTTAGAAATATGTCTGAGCTATTTCTAACACCAGCGTGGGTGTCATTCAAGACTGCTATTTTCATTTAGTTTCCCATGAAGAGTTCCAGGCCTTCCGCTTTGCGTGCCTTTTCTTTCTTCTTTTCTTCTTTTGCAAATTCTTTAATTGATTCATCTTTTCCACGTACTACTGAAATACGATCTCGAAGTTGATCAACAAAGGCTCTTGTGGTAGAGTCAATAGTACTATCGGTATCCGCACCTATAATAAAATCTTCTATACCAGCTTTTTCAATATATTTGAATTTAATATCTTGCTGTTTCTTCTCCTTTGCAAGTCTACGTAGGAATGCATAGTAGCATATTTGTGTAAAGTATGCAAATGCATTAGGATTACCCGTGCGTGTTGCAGCTTCAATATTATAATTAGTAATTGCTTTCAAACAGTTTTCTACCGCATCCATTACCATCTCTTCGCGATATGTATAGCGAATAAAATTGGCCTTGTGTGACAAGCCCTGTGCGATCTTAAGAAAGCAAGTTGCAATATAATCTGGAACTATAGGAAGCTTAGTTCCAGCTGCTTGCGCCTCATTTACAAGTTTCACATAGTCAACCACAGACAGTGAAAACTCCTTGTTATTTACATAGTGTGGTTTTTGTTTTGGTTTCATACCGTTTCAGACTCCCCTAGTTGTTTAGGTCTATTCCATGGCCAAGAGTTAGATTCCCATGCCGTAATTAGTTCAGGGACGTGAATATTGTATGTGGACAAGTCGTCCATATTATCCTTAAGGTATTTGATTTTAAGGTCAATATCCGTGATTGATTGAAAATCCCTGAAGTGGGTTTGTAAGTTTATATCCATTTATGTTTCCTTTATTTCATTTTTAATATAGTTATTATAACACAGTTTCAATCACTTGTAAAGGAAAAAGATGACTAAATTATTTTCACAAAATCTGCAGAAAGCCGTTTACATCTCAGCAAATATGTGATATAATAATAGAGTGTTAGGGGAGAGAGGGAGTATACTAATGTATCGATACTTTCTTAGGTATCATCGATCTATACAATTCTAATTGATCGTCTCTTAATTGTTCAGTTTCTTCTTCTTCAAGATCATCTTCATCTTCCCGCATGCGTAAGCACATTCGGATATACCGTTCTTTTATTTCATCATCTGCTTCTGCCTGAGAAACTACATGACTTGGATTTAAGGTAATCCTACCTCTATTTTTAGCCATTGGCGACCAATCACTGAATGCATAGGAATGGTTTTGAGCTGTTACTTTTACATGAAGAAGTAAAGGAGATTCTAGTCCAATAAGCATTCCTTCTGGTTCTTCATACACCAAAGAGATAATCTCATCTCCTGATGATAGTTTGAATAATTGAATATTAATATCGTCTAAACTGTATGTCATGGTAATGGTATCTCTATAATGTTAAAAGTAAACTGTTCTTTAGTGTATATTTTAATTCTTTCAGCTGCGTGTAATAACGTATAATTCTTTGAACTCTTCCAATGTAAATCATCTGCTATATCATACAATATAGTATTCTTACCATCATCACTCTTCCTCAATCCTCGTCCAATTGATTGAAGAACTTTGATCTGGCTCTTTGAAGGTGAAGCAAAGATAATATTGTGTAGATTCCTAATATTAATACCAGTACTAAAAGTACCCAGAGATGCGACAATGATAGCATTTTTCTGTTCCTCTGTTATCTTACGAATATGTTCTCTAGTATCAGTATTTGTTTCACCAGATACATAAAAGACTTTTCTTCTCTTATGTGCCTTATTCAAAATCATATCATATAGTGGCTTTCCATGTTTCTCTACGAATTGAAATAGAACAAGTGTATTACCATCTTGATCAAGAGCAAGATTAGAAATAAAGTTATTACGATTTTCGTATCTTACAATCCAATCAATTTCGTCCTGATACTTATATTTATTCACTATTCTACAGTGCTCGTCTTTATACTTTAACAATAGCACTTTAATATCTAATTGGGCAAGATCATTTGTATCCATTAAAGTCTTAGTTGTAGTAACATAAAAAGCAGGACCAAATAGACCTTCCAAAACTAGCTTATGAGTTTGTGTTCCATCTAATGTTCCTGTTGTTCCAAATCTATATTCAGCATCTCGTAGTTTTGTAAGAATACTAGTTAATGATTTAGCTTTAAAGTTATGTGCTTCATCTCCAAATACTGCGCCATATTGCGAAAACCAAGTGCCAGGCAGTTTGTAAATTGATTGCCAAGTTGATATAATAACCCTTGCAGGATTGTTATGTTTAGGTGCACCTGAATAGATTCTTTGACATATTGATTCATCATAGCCATCATCATATTGTCCATAGGCTGCAAAATCTGAATACATTTGTTCAACGAGAGATGTTGTT